CAGGAAATGCAATCTCTCGGCAGTATCGGCGTTGACGATGCTGACGATAAGTAAGCCTGGTAGATCGCGACCTGTCCGGCGTATGAGGCATAGAGCCCGACCAAACCGTCGTGCCCGATCGCTCGCCAACCTTTATCCTTGACGCATTTATGTTCCCATAAACACGGATAGCGCAGCGCCGGCAGCTGCGGGCCGGCCAGCAAAATTCCATCGGCGTGGCCGCGGAACAAGCCATTGGCCGTCTCGAATCTCAGCCGCTCTGGTGGCGCGAATTTGAAGCCGGCGGTGATTAAATGCTTGCGCGTTCGTTCTTCGAAAAAATGCCCGCGCGCGAAAATATCTTTGATGCGCACCGGGAATACCGGATCGCACATCCAATCGTATTGCACCTTGCGCAGGCACTCGCTGCCGATGCTGCTGGCGCCGAGATACATCCGATAATTCTCGCTCGCTGGCTCGCTACGCTCGATCAGCTCGTTGATCAGCGTGTTGATCGGCCGATCCGACAGATTCGAGCGGTTGAAATCCAGCGCCATGCTTATTTGACGGTCTCCAAATCCAGACACGCGGTTTTCAGCTCGGCCGTCTCCGTTTTCGTCATTCTGGTTATGTGCGATGGCAATTCGATCATCTGTTCGGTCCGCTCGCGTGCCAGCTGTGCGCGGAATTCCGCCCGGGCGTTTTCTCGCGCCAGTCGCTTGGCTCGAGCCAGTGGATGCTCGCGTTGCTGCCAAAATGGAGCACTTCGCCAGGTTTTGGCTTCCGGGCTATCAACCGTCAGCCCCCGCGGCGCCGAGCGCCACTGCCGCTCAACCAGTTGCTCGGCCGTCCGCACCGCATCGCGCTCGTCGGCCTTCTCGGTCTCGGTCATGTCGCGCGGGCGAATTTTACTGTGCTGCGTCGGCGCCGTGATCTCGATGATCTCGATCATTTCATTTTTTCTCATGCAAGCTCACGCATCTCATCCCGTGCTGACGCAGCACCACCTTCAAAATCCAGCGCAACGATCTGATCGCATCGACACTGCGCAGCGGCTCGAGCGTCATCACAAACCTTACGGGACGAAAGGGATCGGGTTGTTGGATTCCGCGAGCGCTGACCGCTTTAGGATCTTGCCGGCGCCTTGATCCCGCGCGATTTCCGCCGCAACAATCAGCCGCCAGGCCTGCAGCAAAAAATTCACCATGAGATCGTCTGACCAGGCCTTGAGCGGCAGCGTCCAATCGATTCCGGGCTGGCTGGCTAGCGCCGGCAAAATCGCTGTGACAACCGCGACGTCATCAGGCGACGGTGAGAGCCCGGTCAGGCGCACGGCGTGCTCCTGATCGAGCCCCTCTTCGATTGCCTGCTCGCAACGGGTTTGGATCCAGCCAAAAATTGCCGCGGTGACGAGCCAGCCCCATTGCAAGTCAGTGAGCCTGCCGACCGGCGTCATTGGTGGCAGGCCCGAGCTGTTGAGCGCGATCTTGCGCACGGCGGTGATGGCGGCATCGGTCGCCTTGCGTTGCCACGCGTCTTCTTTCTTGGTGACCTCGCTCATGATCCCCGCCCCCATAGCGGCCGTCCGATCGCACCCGGCGGCGTTGTTGTCGCTGCTGCCGGCGCCGCTGGATTCGACGCTTTGATGCTGATCTGCTCCGGCTTGTGCTTCTGCCAGTCCTGCAGATTCGGCGTGATGACCTGGAGAATGGTATTTTTGGCTGCATAGCCATCGCGCGGCGGTCGCACGCCAAGTCGGGCGACAAAGCGCAGCTGATCAAAATCGGCCCAGCTCGAGACCTTGCGGCCGTTCTGTGCCGCCTCGCTTTTGTCGTCCGGTTTGATCCCGCACGCGCTTTCCAAGATCGCTTTCAGGGTCTCGCGCGAAATCCTGCCGGCTTCAGCGTGTCCGTCTGTCGTGCCGCGTATGGTGTACGGTTGCCAAAGTTTTTTCTTGGCGTATTGCTCGGGGCTGACGACTGTAAATTCGCAGTCGAGGTATTCAGAATCGCCCTTGTCGGTGGTGGTACGCTTGAGCCAACCGTCATCGCCGGCGCCGCCGGGGCGAATCGTCATTTGCAAGACGACGATTGTGTTCGGCGGAATGACGTCGAAGCTGCGCTGCTCGTTGTCGTTATTGAAGTCAAAGTTGGTGTTAGTCGTCGTATTATCAGTCATGTGTTTTTCCTTTCATGGGATCATGCTGATTGGTGAGTTTGCGGAGTAGCTTGCCGAGATCGGGCGGCTCGATTTGATCGAGACGACCGCTGCGATCCTTGGCGGGATAGCCCCATGGGTTTGGATTGGTGCAGACGAAACCGCGTATTGGCGGCTTGCCGTCGCCAAAATCGAGAAATTCGTATGTGATGATCTCGTCGATGATGCGGGCAGCTCTCGCGAGGTCTTGCTGCCCTCGGCCTGTAACTGCCATTCGACATGTTTGAGCTCGTCAACCACGCGCTCGAGAATGCCGACAAAGATCACGTTCTTGGCGCGTGCGTGCTGTAGCTGATTGAGCCATAGGATCATTTCGCGTCCGTGCAGGCCGTAGGTTGAGCGAAGATCCTTGCGGCCGGTGCGCTCGCTAAAGCTTTCCGGTTGCTGTTCGGCCCAGCGAAACGACAGCCGCGAAATCGCCGTCAGGCTATCGACAAAGACGTTCTGATACTGATCGAGGTTTTCGAGGTAGCCGCCGATCGCCTCGAAATGCGCCGGCGAATAGGCCGCGGTCGGCGGGAAGCTATTATTCGGCCCGCCGATCCGGCACGCCAAATCGCGCGCATCGGGAAAATTATCGATCCGAATGGTCGGCGCCGGCCAACCGAGGATGGATAAATCGCCGGCCTCGCAATCGATGAATAATGTCTGCGCCGGATCGAGCGTGTGCGCTTGCCAGGTCTTGCCGATGGCGGTCTCCCCCAACAGCAACATCTTGACGCCGCGGACTTCGCGCAATCGCTCATCGGCAGAGATGATCTGCATGGCGTCCTATCCTTTGATCTGAGTGAGCAACAACCGCGCCGCCGCGGTCTTCTGGTCGGCCAAGGCTCTGATGCCGCCGGTGGCGAAGGCGGCGACGGCTTTCAGCAGATCGGCCAGGCGCTGTGCCGCCGCGGAGTCGAATTTGCAGTGCGCGCCGCCGGTAATGCGGGCGATTTCGGCATAGATCTCGGCGACCCGCTCGTCGGAACCTTCTTGAAACAGGAAGACCCTCACGCCATTGAGCTCACGCGCCGCGGCGTAGAGCTCAGCGGGATCTTCCTCGCAGGCATCCGAAACAATGATCAGCGCGTTGATCGGCTCATGCGCATGCTCGCGGGTGGTGTGCCGTAACACTTTGGCGATTTGCGTGTGCCCACTCGCGCAGGTCACGCCCGTCATCACCGCGGCGAGCGATTGGGCGTCGGACTTCCATCCCGACGCTACACATTCGCCATAGCCGCGGTAATAAACCAGCTGCACCTCGAGCGTGCCGACCGTGGCGATAGTGTCAAACATTTGCGACTGAACATGCGAAGCGGTGTCCCAGCCTTCCTGCCGGCTTGCCGTTGCGTCGACGCAAAAGATCACCCGGCCGCGGTGTGGATTGACGCGCGAGAAGAACGCTTCGAGACGCGCACGGCTGGTGGTGGCGGGTGTGGTTGTCATTTCGCCCCCCGCACTTTGCGCACGCCGCGTGCGGCGCGGTGTGCGGCGTGGCGCTCTTCGTCGGCTCGGCGATCGGCGATCGGCAGCGAGTGCGTCAGGCTCCAGAAAACTTCGCTATTAAGCCTGGCCTCGAGATGCTGAAGTGCCTTCTCGGCTATGTCAGCATCCACACCGGCAGCAAAGGCGTCCCAAACTTCCTCGATCGCGAAGTGCAGGATTGCGATGCGCGTATCACTTTTGGCTCGAGCAAGATCGACAACGCCGTCGCCTTGCGCGCGCGCGAATGCTGTCTCGAGCTTTTGCATGGCTTGCTTTTGCAGGGCTTTTTGCCATTTGGCATTCATCGCACCGTCTCCTGAAGAAGACGGGTATGCCGCCGGCGCATCAGGTCGAGTTCGTGCCATTCCGCCCCCGAGAGATGCCGGTTGGCGGACTGGCGGTGGACCTCCAAGATGAGTTGAGCGAGTGCATCCGCCGGCAGGCGGCGCCAACGGCGAAATTGACAATAAAATCCGAAGGCTTTAGAGGACCGTGGATCGATGCCTTACA